AGCGGCGAGTAGAGCAGCTTGTGTTCAGGTTGATTGAGCAGGATCCGCAAGCAACGTCGTTCAACCCTTCTATGTAACCATCTCCTCGTCACCCCCGGACTTCCGGGGGTCCACTCGAAGGCGTGGATGGCCGTTCCACGTGCACGCGCCGCGCTCCAAGCAAAAAACCGTTGCGCCCTCGCGGCTTAGCGGTTGAGGCACGGCGGCGCGCCCTGGCCGGGGTAACGAGGGGGTAACGTTACTCGGCCGGCGGCCGGCTGCCCACCGCGCCCATGTTTAACGGTTCGAGGTGAGCGTCGCCACCCTCGATTGGCGGCAGGTTTTCCAGCGCCCGCACCTCGTTGACGCTGAGCCAGCCCCACTGCCGGGCGGTGGCGTAGGCGGCGTAGCGTTCGGGGGTGTCGGCGCGCAGCAGGCCCTCGACCACGTGTTCGAGCACGTAGCCCTGGGCGCGGGCGTCGGCCGAGAGCAGTTGCGCGGCCAGGGCCTGTTCCAGGCGTACCAGCCAGGGCCTGAGCGTGAGCCGCACCAGGGCGCGCATCTGCTCCGTAATATTCGCAAATGAAGCGTGGTCCAAAATGCCGACGCACGGCGGCGGCACGCCGTAAAGTCTGCAAAGATCTTCGTTCGACAACTTGCGTGACGCAATGAATTCTTGGTCGGCGTGCGACGGCTGCAGCGTCTTCAAGTCCATGTCGAAGGGCAGCAGCGCCGGCCTAAAAGCCCTGGCCGCCCCGCGGTAGAGCTCCTCCCAGCGGCTGCGCGCCTCCATGGCCTGTTCGGCCGAGAACGGCACCTTGGCGACCAGAATGACGTCGGGCCGGGCCGAGTTTTCGTAAAAGCTCGCGGCGTAGGTCTGCTGGGCCAGGGCCAGGTCCAGGGCCTCGCGGGCCACATGGAGCGGCGACCGGCCCAGCACCCCGTCGCGCGACAGATGCCTCAGGTGCAGCACCTCGTCGGCCAGCAGGCGCACCCGGCCGCCGCGGTCGCCGGTGACGTCATAGGCCAGCCGGCCGTTGGCCAGCTTGAGCACGGTCACCGCCCCCGGCGGCAGCGGCTCCAGCCCGGTCAGGGCGCCGCGGCCGTCCCACGAGACCCGGCAGTAAGCGTTGCCGTGCAAGAGCAGCGAGCGCATCAGCAGCTCGCGCAGCTCGGCGCCGGTCATGCGCGGGTTGGGCTGGGCCAGCACCCGGGCCAGCGGGTGCGCCGGGGCTTCCTCGCGGCCGCCGTCGGCGCGCGGGCGGTAGAGCTTCAGCGGCAGGGTGGCCACGGTTTCGCTGATCAGCCCGACGCAGGCCATGACCACCGGCAGGCCCTCGAGGCGCCCGCCAGGGCCGCCCAGAAGCGGGTGGGCGGGGTCGGCGCTGGAAAGCCCCCAGGTGGCCAGGGACCGCTGCTCCTGGGCCTTGCGGCGGCGCCAGGGCCACCTCATGCCCGCCACCTCTGCGCCCGGGCTTCGAGCATCGCCAGCACCCCGGCGGCCTGTTCCAGCCACCGGCGCTGCTGCTGCAGCGAGCGCAGGGCGACCGTGGTGCTGGGATAAGCCGGCTGGGAGCAGATGGAAATCTCGCGGAGCTCGATGTCCGTTAGCGTGCGCCGCGCCTGGCCATTCTCGAAGTCCCAGCGGTCGCCGCCGGGGCGGACCCGAAAGGCGAACGAGCAGCCGGCGACGTCGCGCCGCTCGATCAATGCGCGCAGATCGCGGGCATATGACGTGTCGGGCAACGCCACCTCGAAGCTCAACCCGATCACATCGCTGGCAAGCCTCAGCGTGTTGGCACCCACCCGGCCCAGCACGTGCCGGCCCTCGTGGTCCCAAAGCGCCGTGACGTGCTCGGCCTGAGCCAGCGAGCGGTCGAAGGCGCCGCGCTCGACCTGCTCACGGAAGCCCCCGAGGTCGTCGCTGAGCGAGCCATAAACGCAGGCGTAGCCGACCAACGCGCCCGGCGCCGGGTGCACCAGGCTGGCGGCGGCCCGGCGTTCCAGGCCGTCGTGCATCAGCCGACGTCCGTCGCCGCGCAAAACGCCTCCGCATGCCGCACCGCCACGTCGGCCGTCAGCATGCACCGGACCTGCACGTTGCCCCGGGCGTAAGCGTCCGCCTCGTACGGGTTCGTCAAAACGTCCAGCGAGGACCAGTAGCCGATGAGCATCTGCGACCAATCGCCCAGGATCAGCGCCGTCTTGTCGTTGCCGGCGCCGAGGTCGGCCGGCACCAGGGTCGAGGTCAGCAGCGGGTAGCTCGCCAGGGTGCCCGGTTCCGCGCTGAGGAAGCCGCCGCCGGCGTCGCCGGCCACGCGCAACGTGTTCAGCAGCGTCGGCAGCACCTTGGGGTGCGTCAGCCACGCCAGCGATCCCTGGGCGGCGTCGGCGGTCTCGATCTCCGAGATGAACGACAGCACCCCGGCCCAGCTGGGCGTGCCGAAGCTCACCGAGCCGACCCCGACCGTGCCCAAGACCCCGAGCGGCTCCGTGCCGCCGGTGCCGGCGATGGCGGCGCGGTCCAGCGCCCGGGCCAGCACCTGGGCCAGGTCGTCGCGCACCAGCGCCTCGGCGTCCGGCGAGGACTGCAGCAACATGTTCCTGCTTAGTTCCGTCCGCGCGCCGACGTGGCGCGGCTTCAGCGAGACCTTGGAGAACGCGGGATCGCTCGCGGTAATGACAGCGCTTTCCGCGACCCAGTGGCCCACCGCCGACTTGGCCAGCTTCGGGACCTCGACGTTGCCGACCAAGCCGCCCAGGGTCCGCGCGCCAAGCCTGCCGATGACCAGACGCGACCGCAGGGCGTCGACGTAGAGGTCGGGCCGATGATCGGTCGCGATGAGGTTGCCGCCCGGCCCGGCTGCCGGCGCGGCGGTGGTCACCGTGCGGCGTTCCAGCGCCGCCAGCGGCACGGTGATGCCCTCGTGCCGGCGGCCGCTGCGCCGCTGCAGCTCGGCGCTGACCTCGCGCTCGCGGCCGGCGTCGACCGTCAGCCCCGGCACCGTCGAACCAATGGCCTTGATCAGCGAATAGTCACGCAGCTCGTGGTCGAGCGGGTCGGGCTGGGCGTGGCTGCCGGCCGAGCGCTTCTCCGCGGCGGCCAGGAACTCGGCCCTGGCCAGGTCCGCGTCCAGGGCCTCGATCTCGGCCTTCAGGCCGTCGAAGCGGGCGCGGCCCTCCTCGTTGACGTCGCCGGCGGCCAGGATGGAGCGCAGCTCGTCGAGCTTGCCGGCACGGCGCTCGGCCAGTTCATGGGGTCGTAGCATGGGGGTCTCCTTTCGGTTGGGGTGCGGCCTCCGCCCGCCCGGCAAGGAGGCACCCCGGCCCCCGGGCAGGCGGTTGCGGGACGGCCGCGGCCCCGCGCCCTGTCCAGGGCCGGGGGATCACGTGTGGCCTCCGCTGCCGGGCACGACCGCGGGCCTCCCCGGACCCGGCAGCGGTTCAGGGCCGACCACAAGCCCCGGAGTGGGCCCGGGGAGGATCACTTGCCGGCCTTAAGCGCGCGGTCGACGGCGCGCACGGCCGCCGAAATGTTGGTGACGACGACCGGCACATGCACCCGGTGCGGGGTGAGGATGCGGGCCAGGGCGGCGGGCAGGTGGACCAGCTCGCCGGCGACAACGCGCACCTGCCGGCCCTCGACGGCGATCAGCCAATAGCGGTCGTTCTCGCCCGGCTCGAGGGCCTCGAACTCGCGCAGGCCGCCCGAGCGCACCGCGGCGTCGAACACGTGCGGGTCGAGATCGGTCTCGGGGTCGAGGTAGCCGCCCACGACCGCGGTGAGCGCCTCGGCCTTGAGCTGCCTGTGGCCCTCGCGCTCGATCCGCTTGCGGTAGGCGGCCGAGACCACGCTCAGGTCGATGCCGTCCTGGCCGGCCTGGTAGAGCAGCCGGCCCTCGACCAACGCCAGGCGCGAGTAGACCAGCGGCCGGCCGCCGACAGCCTCGGCGCGGGTGGCCGGGGTGATGAGCAGCCCGCGACGGCGCCACGAGGCACGCACGTCGCGGGTGGCATGGCCATCGGTGACCAGCTCCAGGGCCGAGGCCAGGTGCTTTTCGCTCATCGGGGCGGGCATGGCGGATCCTTGGGTGTTGCGTGCCCATTATGATGCGGACAGCGATAACCGCAACCCCATAAGGGCTGTTTCCGCAGGAATGCTGCGTCCTTTAGTGCCCTCTCTGCGGTCACCCGCCCGCGCCGAATTTCGCGCCTGCGAAAAATCGGCTGGGCGCGCGGTTTGCAGCCCAAGACCAGCCAGAGATTTGACCCGCCCCTGGGGGTGGCGGCGGCGGATGCGCTCGTTGCTTTCGGTCTTGTCGGTGCGCGACCAGTAATCGCGAAAGCGCCGATCGGTCAGCTTCGAAAAGCCGGGGTTTTGGGAAAAGCTACCGCTGGTAGCAAACTCCAAAAACCTGCCAAATCGCAGCCTCTGGTCGATCCACTGCCGCGACTTGCCTTCCTTCTTGGCCAGTTCCTCTTGCGTCCAGCCGCTGCGGTAGAACAGCCGGGCCAGCTCCTGCTGCGGCACGTTGGCGACGCGCACGGCGGTTACCTGCTGGCGCTTGGACATGCCGGCGTCGGCAGCCGCCTGCCGCTGCGCGGGGGCAGAAGTGCCGGCACCGTCACTTTTGCTCCGGTCGCCGCCGCGCCCGTCGAACTCCTGCAGCAGCTCGCCGGCGCGGCGGATGCGCGCGCCTGGATGCCCTTGTTCATGGCCTCGACCACGTTGGGCGCGCCTTCGTCTTCAACCAGCTTGACGTTGCGGGCCTGCGTTGCCGAGCTGAAGCCGGCGGCGCGGGCCAGAACGTCGCGGGTCTCCTGGCCGGGCTTTACTTCCGGCAGATCTGCCGGAAGTTGCCCGCGGTCCGTTCTCTGGCCCTGCCGGTTAGCAACTCGTTGCTTGTACTTGTCGAGGATCGCCCGTCGTTCGGTCGGCGTGAACGCCAGGCGCAACTCGTTTTCGTCGTGCTCGGCCTCGACGATGTGGACCACGTCAATGCACCGTGGTTGGCGTCGGCTGCGCCGGGGGCGGGTCGGTCACCAGATCGCGCACCAGTTCGGTGGCCAGGTCGGCGGCCAGCTCGCGCACGTCCACCGCCGGCATCCCGAACAGCCGCACCAGGGCGCGGTCGGTCTTGGCGTCGGCCAGATCGCGAAAGTCGATCTCGTCGCCCACCAGCTCGAAGCTCGTCAGCGCCACGCCGGGACAGGCGGCCACGCCGACCACCCCCAACACCGCCCGGCCGCCGTCGGCAGGGCGCATGACCACCTCGAGGCGGGTGCGCACGCCGCCGATCCAGACCGGCGCAACCGCCTTGAGCATCGGCGGCGGGTCAGGGCGCCGGGTCATACTTCGAGGACCAGCACGCTGCCGCCTGCCAGTCGGGCGAGCTCGGCAACCACGGTGTCCCGCCCCCGGCGGTAGTCCCTGGCCTCGGCCTTGCTCAGCCGCCGGGTGGGAACGTGAGGCTCCCACTCGACCGTCAGCATCAGGGGACGTCCCGGCACCGGCACCGGCGCGGTGACCGTGCACGTGTAGCGCTTGCCGACCCGAAAGGTCGACGTCACCTCCGGCGGCGGCGCATGCCCGGTCATGGCCGCGCCTCTGCGACATCAGGCCGCGCAATCACCGCGTGCAGGAAAAACCACGTTGAAGGCGCCGCTCGCCGGAGCGCTGCGCCATTATGCGCCATTGAAGATGGCGCAATGGCGCAGTCTGCGCCTTTAAGGTTTTTCCTTAGGGGATTTTCTTCAATGGCGCAGAGCCGTTTGCGCCATTGTGCGCCATTGACCGATTTCCAATGGCGCAACTCAGCCGGGGCGTTTCGACGGCACGACATAGAGGCCCTTTTGCTTCTTTCGCTCAACCAGAGATTGGTAATCGCGCTCTTCCAGAACGCCGTTGCGCCGCCACGTGGCGATCACCTCCTTGGCCTGATCTGTGCTCAGGACCGGCGCGCGGCGTGTGACGACCGGCCAGACCGCCCGATCCTTGGCCGCGGGCGCGTCGCTGTAGCGCTCGCCCTTGGCCAACCCAGCGTCGATGTCGTCGAGGATCGCGTTGCAGAGGGTCATGCTGAGGCCGGCCCACATGTCGGGCGGGGTCCAGCGCTCGACGGCCTGCACGTGGTCGCCCTTGGGGTACTCGGCCGTGCCGTTGTCCAGCGAGACCGAGACGAGCCGATACCAGCGGGTCTCCGCCGCCGGCGGGGCCAGATTGACCTTGCCGTCGTCGAGCCTGACGAGTTGGCGGCGCTCGTGGTTCGACAAGCCGAAGCGCTTGGCCTCGTTCTCGTCCATCACCGTCAGGGTCAGCGCCAGCCGGGCGGCGTCGATGATGGCCCCGGCGCCTCGCGCGGCGTCGATGCTGCCAGCGGTCGTGGCGCCCTTGCGAAAATGGTGGCTTAAGGCGACGGCGGCGTTGGTCTCGTCGGCGATCCGCACCAGCACCCGGGCTATGACGTCGGCCAGCCGATTGTCGTTCTCGTCACCCACCGCGAGCTTGACGTACGGGTCGAGCATGACGACGTCGGCGCGTACCCTCCGAGCCTTGGCGATGAGCTTGTCGGCAACGTCGGTGGCGCTGAGCCTGCCGTCGCGGCCATCGGCCATGGCCAGGGCCACGTCCTGCCCTGCGAGCGGCGCCACGAACAGCCAGCCGCGCACGCTCGTGACCTGGTGATGCCGGCGCACCGCCCGCAGCCGCCGCCTGCACTCGTCGAGGCTGTCCTCGAGGGTGACCACCAGCACCCGGCAGCGGTGATGAACGTACTCGCCGATCAGGCTGCGACCCGTGGCCAGCGACAGCGCCCAGGCCAGCAACAGCGTGGTCTTGCCAGCGCCGCCCCTGGCGGCCAGGACCGTCAGGTAGCGCCGGCACAGCAGCGTTCCCAGCAACCACTCCCGAGGCGGTATCGGGCCCTCGTCGAGGTCGTCGGCGTCGTAGACGACGAAGCCGTCGTCCTCGGCCGCCATGCCCTCGACCGCGCGTCGCAGCGCATCGGCCGCGGCGCGCAGGCCGTCCGTGCCGCCTTCGTTGCCTCGCCAGTCGTAGGCCCGGGCCAGCACGTCGTCGGCGACGGCGATCAGCTCGCGGCGGTGGTGCAGCTCGTGAACCAGCCGGCCGTACTCGCCGGCGTTGGTGGGGGTGACGGCGGCTTCGACCAGCCGGTTCAGGTACGCGACGCCGCCCACATCCTCGAGCTCCGTGGCGTTGGCCAGGTGGCCCTTCATCGTCACCGCGTCGGCGAGCCTGCCCTGGCCGGCCAGCCGGCGGACCGCGTCGTAGATCAGCCGGTGCGGGCCGTACGAGAAGTGCTCGGGGCTGAGGAAGCCGGCGACCCGCTCGTAGGCGCGCGGGTAGACCAGGATGGCGCCCAGCAGCGCCATCTCCGCCTCGACGTTGTGCGGCATCTGCCGGCCCGGCAGGGGCACGCGGTCGAGGTCCGGGCCGTCACGCATGACCGCACCCTGCGCGGAGCACCCCCGCCCTGGCGTAGGCCTGCTGCACGGCGCGGTCGTCGGGTAGCCAGCGGGGCAGCCGGTGCCGCCGGCGGTGAAGGTGGCAGGCCGCCGCCAGCCGCGCCCGGATCGGCACCCGACCATCGGCCGCCACCGCCTCGGCCATGGCCACGATTGCTACTTGCGGTCCATTGACCGTAGCGGTACATGAGGGGGTGCTACGATGATGATCGATGTGGCCCCGGATGCCGTTGGCCGACGGCACCGGGGCTTTTCGTTCCCCGCCGGGCATGGGTCATGCTCCGGCCAGCGCATCGCCGGGGCACTGCTCGGCCTCGACCTCCCCAGCAGGCCGGTCCCGCTCCGCGGCACGCGCGCGCATCCACGCCAGGATCTCGCTCTCCAGCCACGCCACCCGCTGCGCACCGAACTTGATGCGCTTTGGCGCTTGGCCAGCCTGCTCCAGCCGCAGCCACGACTGCCGCGGGCAGTCGGTCATGTACTCGCGCTCGGCCTCGCCGATGAACCGGTCGGCCGGCGTAAAGTCCAACAGCACGTCCTTGCGCCGCCTCGATGGCATGTCTGTCTCCTCGTCATGGGAACCCGTACGGGTGTGATGGCGAGGATGCTACATGCCGGCGCGCGGCCGCCGCAAGCGGCTCGCAACGCTAGAGCCTTGATATTATTGCATAAGCGGTCAGCTGACCGTTACTGATCTGGCGAGCTATGCGTTTTTTGCATGATGCGGTCAGGCGACCGTGAAATGGGCCGCCGGCGCGATCAGCCGTTCGACCTTGGCCGCCCAGGCGTCCAGGGCCTGCCTCTTTTCGGGCAAGTAGCTCCAGCGGTCGTAGTGCCGTTGCACGCCGGTTATGACGTGGCCCAGCACGGCCTCGGCCACGTGCGGCGGCACCTTCAGTTCCGACAAGCCGGTCCTGACGGTGCGCCTCAGGTCGTGCAAGGTGAATTCGAACGCCGGCACGCCCTGCGCCCTGCAGTGGTTGGCCAGCTGCGCCTCGAAAGCCTCCTTGAGCCGGGCAATGCTGACCAAGGGCCTCCTGCCGCAGCTCAGCGAAAAGACGTAGTCGCCACCAGCCCCGCGAGGCACGCCGGCCAGCACCTGCTGGGCCAGCCTCGACAAGGGCACTGCCAATTCGCGGTTGGTCTTGTAGCGCTGGGCGGGCACGGTCAGCAGCTGCCGGTCGGGGTCGATCTCGCTCCAGCGCAGGCCGGCCAACTCGCCGCGCCGGCAGGCGGTCAGCAAGAGCAGCTGCACGAAGCCGCCAAAGGGCGGGCCGACCAGATCGCAGGCGGCCCACACGTGGCCGATCTCGTCGTCGCTGAGCACCCGGTGGCGCACGCCGGCGGCGGCCATGGGCAACCGGTCGGCGACGTTGTGCTCGACCAGCTCGCGGTCGACGGCCCAGCGAAACATGGGCATCAGGCAAGCGGCGACGTGCCGCTGGCTACCGGGGTGGCCGTCGAGGCGATCCAGCAGCGCCAGCAGGTCGCGCCGGCGCACGTCGGCTATGGGGGTGTCGCCCAGGTGGGCCAGCACGTGGTTGTCGAGGCTGCCCCACGCGCCGCGCCAGCTCTTGGGCCGGCGCTTGCGCAGGCTGGCCTCGCGCCACTGTTCGGCCACCGCCCGCAGCGTGCTCGCCGCCCGGCGGGCCTGCTCCAGGCGCTGGGCGTCGTCGGCCTGCCTCGGGTCGATGCCCTTGGCGATGAGTTCGAGCTTGGCCCTGGCCAGGGCGCGGGCCTGGTCCAGCGGCAGCTTGGGGTAGGCGCCCAAGGTGAGCTTGACCGGCCTGCCGGCGATGCGGGCGCGCACCGCAAAGCTCTTGTGGCCCGATGGCTGCATGATCAGGTACAGCCCCTGCACGATGTCGTCGGCCACCTCGGTGCGGCTCGTGCCCGGCCGCAGCCGGCTCACCCCGAGGTCGGTCAGTCGCTTGCCCATCGTTACCCTGCGTTACCCTAGGGTAGCAAAACCCTCGGTTAACAATGGTAGCCGGTGGGGAAAGTGGGGGCAAGCTGGGCGGTTAACCGCCTGATAATAAAGGTGCTATTCGGACATGGAGCTAGGCGATGCTACGCGGGTGGGCGGGGTGTGCGTGGATGGCCGTAACAAGTACGGCCATGACGGGGAGCGGAGCAGGAGCGTCAGAGGCCGGGGGCCGCCCGGTCGACGATCG